CGAGCTTGACCCGCGTGATAACCTCTTCCATTACGTCTCATAACAATTGGTGATTTATATTGTACTCCAAAATCAGGGTACATTTGTTGAAGTTCTACGTTACCGTTTAATTCTGGATATAATCCTTGTTTTTGAATTAAATAATTGGTTAAACGCTCTTCATAAAATTGCTTTTTATTTTCAACAGATTGGCGTTTACGATTATACCAAGTACCATCTACTTTTTCACTATTTTCACCACCTGTAGGAGACAACAAACCATTGTTACGTGGTCTCATATAAATGTCCTCTAAAGCATAATAGTAAGAAGCATATAATAAAGCATTTTGTACCCAATTTAATACTAAGTACTCATAGTCACCTGTTAAGGTATTAGTTTTAATTTTATCTAAAATAGCCTCGTACAATTTAGTACCTAAAATACGCTGCATTTCAATGTCCTGTGCTTCACGAACAGCGTTCTTTAGTAATTTACTATCTACGTTATTGTTTATATCAGTGAATTGACGTAGGTTTTCTTCACTGATGATTAATACATCAGTCATTGTCTTGTTTTTTAGTTTGTTAAGATGCTACTACAGTACCTTGTGGGTTAACAACTGTAATTGCTGAAATTGTACTTCCTGAAGGAGTATTAAAAGTAGTTCCTGTTGTTAATACAAATCCTGCTTGACCAATACCACTACCTGAAATAACAAGTTGTGCATCAGCACTAGCAAGGATTGAAGTAAAAGAACCAGTTACAATACCTGAACTAGTAGGTCCAAACATTGAAGCACCACCAAAAGTAAGTGTTGTACTACCTGATACTGCTGTATATTGAGTATTTAAATTATAGGCATTATCATAACTACCTGTTGCCCCAATAGAGAACAACAATCCAGTAGATGCTGAAACAGCACTTGTAATACCTTGTAATGATGAATAAGCAGTAGCACTATTAGCTGCTGAAGCTGAAGCATTAAATACCGCAGAGGCAGTAGCTGTAAAGTTAGCAGCACTAGTAGCAAATGGTACATCATTAATAAAAATAGTATCTGCTGTATTTACAGGGTCTGTTGAACCTGAATAGAATACAACTTTAATTCCTTCTACGGAAAATGCTGTAATAGCTGCTTCTCTTAATGAGGCAGTGGCTGAAGAAGATACATAAGTATCTGCGTAGCTACCTGATACAAAAGCAATATCAAAATTGGTTGTTGCTGGAGTAGCTAGTTGTCCTGTATTTGCGGGTGTGGTTCCGCTGATGACTTGAATTGGCATAGTTTTATATTTTAAAAATTTTAGTTAATTGGTTGTTCTTGTCCTGCTTGGTTAATATTTGGGTCATTTATTCTATCAGCACGTTCAATTTGTGCCTCAAGTAAATTATCTTCTCCTACCTCACTGTCTTGTCCTGTTACTACATCAACAACTTCCTCATCATCACTATATAAGTTTAATTGCTGAATACCTAAAACATAATCGTTACCAAAATTAATTTTCAAAATTTCATCAAAACAATCTAGGATTGCTTGTTGGAATGGTTTAATTACTGTGTTAGTAAATAACAAATATGCCTCACTTGTTTCTGTTCTACCACCTAATTGACCTTCGGTTTTAATACCTAACATCATAGGAGAAGTGATACGGTGAGCTGTTAATATTTTCTGTGTTACTAAGTCGTTTATAGTTGTATAATAAACATCTGTTCCGTTTGAATCAATAGGGGTTATGACTGGTGCGTTATCTGGACTATCGACGTCCATATAAATTAATGAACCTGCATTTTCAGCACCACCATATTGATTACGAAGCATTATTTCAATTGCTTCTCTTTCTTCCTCGTTAGCATTAGTAAATGTAGTAATAGCTAAACTAGGTACAGCACCATTACTAATGTTGTTAAGGTGGAAAGTATCAATTTGAGCGTCTAATTCAATTACTTTTAAAGCACCTACATAATCAGGTACTGGATAGTATTTCATACCTGGACGGTATGCTTGATAAACGTAAATTTGTGATGGTTCCTCGTCTTTTTTTAACGGGTTGTATACTGGTAAAAATGGGATATCCTCTAATGATTGGTTAACATACGAGTTTATACCATTCCATTCATCCCAAATGTAGTATCCTGGTACTTTACCTCTAAAGTTTTTCTCTTTAGCACGTAAGTATGAAAAATCTATGTGATATACTTCTGCTACTTTGGTTCTGTCTTTACTCCAGATAATTTCTAAAGCAAAACCACCAAATAGTTTAAGGTCTTTAGCTACTTTCTTAAAAACATCGTTCCAAGATTCGCCTTCAAAGTTTGCAAAATCTAGGGTTTCTGGATTAGTTGTTGTTAATCCATTACCAATAATTGAATCAACTGTTGCGTTGATACAAGTTCCGTGAATTGATGAATAGTTCATCAAATCAATTAATTTGTTTGGAAAACCATTATCAGCACCAAAACTAATATAAAATTGGTTTTTACGTTCAATCATACTAATTCTTGCATTAGTATCATTGTTGCGTGGAATAGTTTTAAATGTATATTTTTTACTCATTGTTATGGGTAGTTATAGGTAGTGTAAGCGCCCCCGTTTGCTGGTAATAAATATGTGGTTGTAGATACCTGATTGCTACCTGAAATAAATGCTCTATCAGTTGACAATAATTGTGTTTTAACAAATGCTCCTGAACCATCCCAAGTATTAGAAGTAGCATTCCATAATGTATTTTGTGTTGCCCAAGTTAATAAAGTTGCTGCTTGAGTAAATTGCCAAATATTGACATTATATTGTCCTGATGCTGTTGGCAATGTAGAACCTGATACTTGAAACACTAACCAAGGATTTAAAGAACTTGGTGCATTAATTAAAGTAGCAATTACATTACTCTTCGTAGAAAAATCGTATGACTGAGTAAATTCAAGTAACACTTGAGTTGTACCAAGTGATGCTGTTACGTCTGGGTAAACCGCACTTGAATTTGTTGTGGAAGAAACGTTTAATTGGAGCATAGTTTACTTTCAACCAAGTAGGGGGTTAACACAATAGTGCAACCCCCTTTTGGTTTGTTTTTAAGATTAAAGAGATCCTGAGTAAGAGGTAATTGTAATACCACTTAAAGAACCAGTGAATGAAGTAGCTGAACCACTAATTTCAGAAGCAGGGTTTGGTTCATTTCCTGAGAATACCAAGTTGTAACCGTTCAAATCACTGAATGCAGTTCCAGTTGCGCTGGTACCACTCAATAACTGAGCTCCGTTTACTTGGCCCATCAAGAACCAACGAGCGGCTCCGTTTTCACTACCATTGTTAGTTTCAATAACAATTGATAGGTTAGGGTTTTGTGCTAATACTCTTACTTGGTTACGAGTCGCAGTTTGCATCTTGAAGAATACAGCGTTACAAGTTTGGTTGTAAACTACTGTACCATTTTCAGGAGTAGCTACTATCTCCTCACTGTAGTTAGACGTTTGTCTAAATAACTGGAATTGATAGTAGGTACCTGAACCGGAAATCGAAGTAATTAAACCTTGGCTTCCTGAAATGCTAGAGATCGAACCAGATAAGATGTAAATATTTTTAATACCACCGGTGTTGTCACGACAACCCAACTGGAATCCTGATGTTATTGCGCAAGGCATATTATTATCTTTCTGATTTTAAATTGTTAAACAAAAATTATTGAGCAGACACCCAGAATTCAGGGTATGCAATGTTAACTCCTAATTTGGTAGAAATACGGTGACGCAATGTGTCAGTATTGATATCATACCACAATTGGAATTCGGTGAAATCGCTTAACAAGTCAGTACCAGCAACGATTTGCTTAGCAGGACCTAAGAAGATACGATTCAAACCTTGCAAACCTACAGTACCAACAACTTTAATGTTTGGTTGGAAAGGATATTGCATTTCATACAAACCACCTCTGTTAGTAACAGACATTGGATCGAAGTAGAAGTTATTAGCTAATCTCAAACCAGTTAAGTAGTTACGGAACAAACTAACACTCATGAAGAAAGTTAAATCTTCACGATCAGCAACGTCAGCACTTGAAGTAGCAATCATAGTGTCCATAGTGGTCAAAATGTTAGCAGCTGAACTAGAAGCAGCGTTAATCAATACTGGAACTACACCTGCAGTTGAAGAACTGATGATAGTAGCCAAACCGTTTACAGCACAAGTTCCACCGAAGGTAGAAGTTGAACCTGAAACTTGAGCCCAAAGGAATTGGTCGTTTGCTTTTTGGAATTGGTTAACCAACAATTCGCTGTACTGAGTAGCCAAAGCGAAAGTTTCGTTGTAAGAACCTGGAGCAAGAGCAGAGATACCTAAGTATTTCTTGTCAAGGTCTTTCAAACATAAAGCATCGAAAGATGTACGAGGACATACTTCGATAGTACGTTGAGTGAATGTAGCTGAACCTGATGCATTAGATACACAAGTACCGTTTTGCATATAAAGGCTAACTTCGAATAGGTTAATAGGCTCTTGGTATTTAACACCCTCTTGGATGGTGATATATTCCATAGTTGAACCAGCATAAACCATCTTGATGATTAACTCACCAGCAATCTGGTTGTTAAAATCGGATAGAGCGGATACGTTTAATGACATAATTTTATTGTTTTAGTTTTGGGGTTATTTTTTGTTTTTAAGTAATTCAGCCATAACTTTCATTTGTTTGGCTTGCAATGAATCAGTTGAGATTGATTCTTTAGTAGAAGACATCATTGTTTTTTCTTTAGCAGGAGACTTCATAAATTCTTCCATTTTAGTCTTCATTGCTTTCATTTCTTCTCTGATACCAGCAATTTCAGAAGCAATAGTTTCATCGATTGCCATCTTAATTTTAGCCATACTTTCAGCTTCAACTTCAGCCTCAGTTTTAACTGGACCAGTCAATGTAGAAACAGGAACGTTGGTTTCAGTTGTAGCGTTTTGAGGAGTAGTTCCTTGAACGCCTGAAATTGATTCTTTAGCAGCAAATCCAACTTTTTCAGAAGCAGCTTCTTCTTCGTTTTTAGCAGCTAAACCTGGATTTTCATCAGCCATTTCTTCTTCAGATTTACCTTTAGAATCAGTAATAGATACTACTGAAGATCCTTCAGTTACAATAGTGGTACCATCTTCTAATCTATGTTCACCATTTGGGGCTAGGGACTCTTGTCCGTCTGTGGTTACTACTTTAACTTCGTCTCCAACCTTCAA